TATCCAACGAGATCACTCTTGGAAACACAGATATAACCAAGTTCAGAATACCTGGTCTTAACTTTGTTATCAAAGACTCTACAGCTACTGAAGATTACGTTCTAACTGTAGACGGTAGTGGTGAAGCAAGTTGGGAAGCTGCAGGTGGCGGAGCAGTAGCTGATGGTTGTATATATGAAAACGCACAAACAATTTCTAATAATTATACAATGACTACAAATTATAATGGTATGTCGGCTGGACCTATAACAGTTTCAGCAACAGTGACTATACCTTCTGGATCTAGTTGGAGCATAGTATAATGGCAGTATTAACAAGCACAGCCTTAACAGGCATAACAACACGGCTGGCAGACGCTACAATGTCTGCCGGAAGTATTCTTCAAGTTCTACAAGATACCTTAACTAGTACTACGACAACAACAAGCCAAAGCTATCAAGCTACTGGATTAAGTCAAACAATAACACCTAGCTCAGCAAATAGTAAAATTTTAGTTAGAGCTATAGTTAATGCTGCTTGGGATGCTGGATTAGCTAAAATAGCTGTTGGAATATTTAAAGATAGCGCAACTGATCCAATTCTAAGAGGAGATCAAGACGGTAGTAACAGATTCAGAGCTCAAAGTATTTTCTATTTAAATACAACTTCTGACGTAACCATTCCATTAACAATGGAGTATTTAGATAGTCCAAGCACAACCTCAGCAATAACCTATACAGTAAAATATAAAAATGTGGACGGTGCAGGTACAGTAGCTATCAATAAACCTATAGATACTTACCCTGATACAAGTATATACGCAACCACAGCATCAGTGTTAACAGTAATGGAGGTAGCAGGATGAGCTCAGTAAAATTAACTGCTGATAGTGGTGGTGGGACTGTTGAATTAAAAGCACCAGCAGGTACTCCAAGTGACGGTGCTAGGGTAATACAACTACCTAATGGACCTGGGGTAATAACTCAAGTAGTTCCTCTAGTTAGTTCTACTAGATTCTCTGAAGATAGTCTAACTTCAGGTGAGTTTACAAGTAATATCGTAACGGCTGCAATTACTCCAAGTAGTGCTAATAGTAAGGTTTGGATTACTGGAGCATTGAACGTTTCTTGTAGTTTAACCGCACCAACTATTGGTTTAAATATTTATAGAGGTTCTACTAATCTTGATGATTATAGAGCAGCTCAAGTTGGAAGTAATAGAGCAAGATTTGGAGCAACAATCGCAGCTCCTGATCCTACGAATACTATGACTCTGCATGTAAATCATGTTGATTCGCCAGCTACAACCAGTGAAGTTACTTACGGATTCAGAATAGCTGCCCTATTCGGTGAATCTAGTTGTAGTTTATATATGAATATGGTTACTGGAAGTGACCCTGATGAAATTTACGGGGTACGCAACACATCTCAAATAACACTAATGGAGGTTTCAGGATGAGTGCACTAGATCACGAAGCAATAAGAAAAGCCTATGCAAATGCCGTCACTATTGATGATGGTAAAGGAGCTTTCGACGCAAGTGGTAACTCAATTACCCTTGTACAATCAGATATTGATGCAGCACGTACTACACTAAATACGGAAGCTGCAGCAGTTAAATATAAAAAAGATAGAGTAGGTTCTGAACTTGGATCTTCAAAAGATACAAATTACCCTACAATAGGAGATCAATTAGATCTACTCTACAAAGACATCGTAGCTGGAACAATTACAACAAGCGGAGGATTTGCTTCTGCAATCAAAGCCACTAAAGATAAGTATCCTAAACCATGAGTACTATCAACGCAACTAATTTAAAACATGCTTCGTCTTCAAGTAATAACATCGTATTAAATTCTAACGGTACGATTACAGCAACAAACACACTTCCTGTTACAGCAGCCCTTGCTCAAAAATGGGCAAGATGGCACATAGTTAGCGGTACTCCTACACTAATTGATGATTATGGTGTAAGTTCAATCAGTGATGAAGGTATTGGTAAGTTTACTATAAATTATGATGATGACTTCAGTAATGCTAATTACATAGGTATCGGAAATTGTGATAGAGAAGATGGGGTGACTGGTTGGTATACCCCATTTGCACTTGGTCCTAGGGCAGGTGCTGATGCCTTCGAAACTGATCAGTCTCGGTGGCAATCTGGATGGCAAGGTAATGATTATCTCTATGATGCTGATAATTACAATGTTATATTTTTCTCAAATTAATACTTATGGCAGATCAAACAAAACGAATAGTATACACAGATCCGAATGATGGACATCTTTGTATACTATCACCAGCATTAAATACAAAACTTACAATAGCTGAAATACAAGCTAAAGATGTACCTAGTGGTGTTGATTCTTATATTGTAAATACCTCAGATATTCCTACCAACAGGAGTTTCCGAGATGCTTGGTCCTACACACCTTAACTAAAACTACTATGGGATTTGGAACAGATATGGCGAAAGCCAAAGATATTCATAAGCAGAATTTAAGGAGCCAACGAAAGTTAAGGTTCCAAGAAGTTGATGCTGAGTGGATGCAAGCTGTAGAAGAGGGTGCAGATACTACAGCTATTAAAGCAAAGAAAAAAGCTCTACGTGATGCTCCCGCAGCAGCAGCAATTAGTAATGCTACAACAGAAGAAGAGTTAAAAGCTTCTTGGGATACTACAGTACTAGGTAGAACTCCTTATACAGCTACAAATACATTAATGCCAAAATAAAAGTGACCATCCAAGAAAGAGCTGAAAAACTAATCGGAGAAAAGCAACAACTCATAGCACGTATCAATCAAATTGATGGTGCTCTTATAGAGTTTGAAGCTATAATCAAAGAGGCTCAAGAAGAAAACACAACTACCGAAACTGAGGAAGAAACTGATGTCTGAAGAACGTACTGCAGATGAAGTAGCAAAAATCTTTAAAAATGCTGGTGATAGTGTAACTTTAATTAATACACATACTGCTAAAGATGATAAGGAAACAGAACAGGAATGGAAAGATCGCATCAAACGCAATTGGCGGCATCTAGAAGTTATTAAAGGTTGGAAAAAAGAAGATGGAACTACATCTATCTGGACTACTGAAGACTTCACAGCAATAGATGCAGCGATTGTTAAAGGTAAGGCTGTTCAGTCATAAAAATACCTAATCTGGTTATACCTAATTCACCAGGTATCCCAGACCCTCCTAGAATCGACCTGAAGATGCCTTCAGCTCATATACCATACTTTCCCCCTATAGTGATACCTCCGAGCGATCTGGAGGCCCCACAGGGGGTGGAGAAGGAGGAGACAGAGGAGACACAACCTGAGGCGCCAAAACTTAGCATACCTGTAATAGATATACAATTACCTTTACCAACAGCAGAAATAGTAGCTACAGCTACATACGCAGCAGTTACTGCAGTAGCAGCTACTACTCTTGCGACCCCTTTCTTTGATACAATAAAGAAAAACCTTCAGAAACAATTACAAGCTAAAGTTAACAAATGGAAGGAAAACCGGAAGAAAAAGGAAACATCCTTGACCGAATCAAAGGAAAACGAGGAGAATTTGAAGAAGAACAAATAGCCCTCCTTTCTACTATGGTTAGACTTGGTGTGGTTGTTTGGGCAGGCTTTATTATTACCTTAAATTATGTTGAGTTACCAGTTATTAAGAAATCTGGAAGCTCGGATATAACCTTTGTAGCTAGTATTTTTACTGGAGCTTTAGCTAGTTTTGGACTCAATACAGCTAATTCTAAGAACAAAGGCAACGGCATCACCCCTGTTAACTGTCCTATGATTGATAAGAAAAAAGAATGAACAAATGGCTATTACTCTTAATGCTGTTATCCCCCTCGGTAGCAAGAGCAGAGCTGGTCACCCCGAACTTCACTCAGGGGTCGATGCAGTCAACTACAACTACCACTCAAGAAATAACGGAAACCATAGATACAACAACCTATGGCTCCGCCTTAAACAAATGGACTGGAGAAAATATCACTCATACTTCAGCATCCTCTGGAGGGATTGTAGATACCGACTCGGTATTCACGATACATACAGTGGGAGATCCATTCACCCTGGAGATAACAACAAGAGCCGCAAGCCAAGTACTATCTCTAACAGAAGTGGCAAGAGAAATCGACACTACTTCTACTACTACATCATTATCAGTATTCTCGCAATAGGAGCACCTAGTCATGCTGAAGAGGGAGAAACCAACAATACCTCAAATCCTGTGGCAGCAGCTACTGGAAATGTTACCAATCAAGCCGTTCAATTCCAAAATAATGGCGCTCCGAGCCGTCAGAACTACGGTCCGAGCATATCCTGTAATGGATCGACCATGACCTTCAGCCCATTCTATATGGGCAACCATGTTAAACCATGGGATGAAGATGGTGTATCTAAAGGATATACAATGAATGAAAACTGGGGAGGACAAATTAACTTTATGGTCCCCCTAGATGGTGGCATTGTTGAAAGATGTAAGTCCATCGCTAAACGTCAAGAAGAAAAAATGCAATTGAATTACGAACTTGTTAGGATTGATAACTGCACTAAATTCATGCAACGTGGTTTTATGTTACGACCTGGAACCCGTGTGTATCATCTCTGTCATGACGTAATTCCAATTGCTGCTTATAAACAAGAAGTTAAAGAACTTCAAAATAATCCACTAACTAAAATTAATTATGATCGTACTAATCAAACCAGTCCTATTCGCTTTCATAAAGTCAACAGCAGTAAAACAACTGATCGTTGATTTATTAGAAGGGTTGGTTTCATCCACTGAGAATACCCTTGATGATAAAGCAGTAGCACTAATTAAACAATCACTATTCCCTGGAGAAAAGTAAATGGTAGATTATTACCTAAAGGGTATGCAAACTCAATTGGAGGAAAACCCTAATAATAAAGCATTAGAGAAGAAAATTCTAGAATATATGAAGAAGATGCCTCTGAAAAAAGCTAAAGTACCTACCAAGAAAAAGAAAACACTCAAAATAGGATAACTCAATGAAGAAAGCCGCCGAAGACAAATTTAATGAACTACACAACCTTGTTACTGAAGACTTCCTTAAACGAGTCAAAAGCGGTGAGGCTTCAACACAAGATTTAAAAGCAGCCTGTGATTGGCTTAAGACAAACGATATCACCGGTGTTGATGTAGAGGGATCACCTCTAGATAAACTAAACAGAATACTACCTAAAGTAGACCCTGAACTAATTCAAAGGAGGATGTATGGCACCAAGGTTGAGTATTAATCCTGGTAAGACTGCTAGACATTACCGTAGTAATCCTAAGTCTAGAGCTAAGCATAGACGTGATGAACTGAAGCGTGGCAAGTCACCAGCTAAAAGAAGCTATAGATCTAAGCTAGGGATAGCACGTAGAAAGGCTAACCCTGGTCCACAACAAGATATGTCCCATAAAGGTGGGAAGATAACGCCTGAAAGCCGGAAGACTAATCGGGCTAGAGGTGGTAGTAAGAGGAAGTAGAGATGGCATATTCTTTAAAAGATAGAGTAGAAGATATGTCTGAGGAAGAGAAGGAAGAATATCTCAGATATACTGCATTAAATCCTAGAGAAGCTATTGCTGAAACAACTGGTGAAATCAATAGACTTATTGATAAAGGTGTTGAGAAGTATATACCTGAACCTGTTAGAGAAACAACATCTGGTGTAGCTAGAGTTATTAGTGAAGGATTATTTGATCCAGAAGAAGGTTTATTACGTGGTTCATCGATGAATGCTTTAGGATTAAGACCAGTTGATGCTCTTAGAGCTGTAGATGCTGTAACTGTACAATTACCATCTAAAATAACTGGTGTTGATCCTAATCTTATTAGAAAAACTTTTTTAGCAAAAGGAGCTATCAAAGGTCTATCTAATATCAAACCTAGTACTTTTGGTATTACTACAAAAACAACTCCTTATTATTCTTCAGTACCTAAGCAAATTCCTCAAAAAGGTTTCACTAGAACAGGTGCTATCGATGTTACTACAGTTAAACCTAATAAAGGTGTTATACCTTCAGAAACATATGGTGGTTTACTTGAAAAATACCCATTTCTTGTTAAAGGTGTGCAATCTACAGTAGCTAATACTAATCTTACTAATATAAAACCAGGGCAACCATATGCTATGGCTTCTGTACTTGGTGTTAATGGTGATGTTTCTAAAAATTTAGGGTTAGATTTCTCTGGTGATACATTAACGAAATCAGTTCAGCCAATAAGTGAAATACTTCCACACAAGTCAATAAGGGAATCAGGAGGAGTAAGTTTATACGATCCTGATCAAGCTGGGGCTATACAACAACTTATAACTCAAAAAATACATACAGCAATGGATGCAGGTCCTAAGTTTGTAACAGAGATGTTCGAAGAAATTTGGCCTAATGTAGACACATCTACGTTAACTACACAACAAATGAAAAAGAAGTTAACAATAGCATTAGGTAGTAAAACTAAAGCAGGAGGACCTGTTGCTACTTCAAATCTGGATAGAGGATTAGCTGAGATACTTGTTGGTGATAAGGAATTTTTACATCAGATAGGTGTTATTGACGAAGTTGTAAATAGTAAGGGTAGTGTATTAGAACCTAAAAATATATCGAAATGGCTTGGTGCAATAGATTCAAGAGTATCAAGTACAACAGATGGTGTCGCCTTACATCATTCAACTTTAACATCATCTAAACCTGTATTAGATTCTGATATTGTTAAAGCTGCTTCCATGGAGGATGCTCTTTTAGATCCTATGAATGTTAATGCTCAATGGAGAGGAGAATTTCTTAGTTTAGTTAGAGAGAAAGTCATTCCTGGAGCTGAGGGTATTGTAAAACAAGACGCTTTAGCACATAAACCTTTTAGTTCTCCAAAGATAAAGAATAAAAGTGGTAAACTAGTAGCTGATAATACTAAGTGGGTTGTAAAAGGTGTACTAGGAGATGTACTGGAGGAATTTAAAGATTTTCCAAAAAGTGCAACTGGTGATATATTAGTGAATAAAGAAGTAAGTAAGATAGGAGATTGGTCTAAAGGACTTGAAGGTCAATTACAAAAAGTAATAAGATCAATAAACGATAAAGCTGCACATGCTTCTTGGTCTCATGGTACCACAGGTTGGACTTTAGATCCACGTTTAGCTCAGTACTTACCAGAAGATGCATTTAGTGTGGCTGAGTATATCTTTGATCTAGAACGTACTGTATCTGCACAAGGTATACGAGTAACACAAGTACTTAATAGATGGAAGGACACGGTTAGTAAAGGTGATTTTGGTAACCCACCAAATCTAGAAAAAGCTGTAGCTGACCTACAAAGAAAGATTGATAATATAAGAATAGACAAGAGTCGGATTAAGTCAATGGAAGAAGCATATCAAATACGTTTAGACATATTACTTGAAAAAGGACCTGAGGCTTTGAGAGAATTTAACGCGAAAGCTTCACTAGGTCCGCGTCCAGCTCCAGACCCTGTAAAATCTATGAATAAATGACAAACGTTCTAACCGCCCTACAGGACGACTTCAAGCTGTTCCTTCAAGCCTTATGGCAACAGCTTGACCTCCC